GCAAATTTCACAGCGCCAGGGTGGCGCTGCTACGACGCCACCCCCTGCTGAAAATGACGTCCAGGTGGCGCTGTTACAGCGCCAGGGTGGCGCTGCTACGACGCCACCCCCCTATAAGGAACACGCGCCTGGAGCACGCGCAGCGCGCGCGTCGATCGATTCGATAAGTACCGATACGATCGATCGAGTTCTCAGAGCCGATCCCAAAAACACCTCGACGACCGATCTGGATCATGCTCGCAGGTGGATGTACGGCTACCAAAGAAAATTCGGTCGCAACGAGCACCCGGCCGCAGGACCGTACGAACCCCACCCTCCGGATGACAAGATCTGCGCCCAGATGTGCGCGATCTTCGGTCCCATCGAAATCGAAAACCTCATCCATGAGTTGATGGGGGATCATCCGCCTCCGGAGCCGGGGCATCGGTACTCCTGGTACGTCACAGTGGGGCTGCAGCGCCGCCGCGGCATCGACCCGCTGGTTCTCAAGCAAGCTCGCACGAAGCTGCGCGTCGAGCGATTCGCCGGCAGATCTCTCACCGGCGAGCAGCAAACCCTCGAACAGCAGACTCTCGATCAACTCTCCAACCCGGGCCTTGATGCCAATCCACAATTCCGCGATCAGTTGCTGCGGCGTGTGGCCGAACAGCGCAAGTGGAAAGGAGCCGGCCGATGACAGTCGAGGTGAAAATTCGTGTCGAGCTCGAAGCCGGCGAAGACGAGCCTTCGGAAGCGAAAGCTCTGATGACGCTGCAGACCACGCTCGCGGAACTTGCCCGCATGACGCCGGACGAGTTCACCAAATTCTGGCGGCAGGCGACGATCATCCGGCCGCGGGCGAAGCACCGCAGCCATCCGCGAGGTTCCCGATGACGATTACCGAAGCGAACGCGGCAAACAGAATCGCGAACGAAGTAATCAAACTCGCAAAAGCCGGTGTGGCAGTGAGTCCGGATCTCGAGCACGGAATCGCTGGGCTGCTGCTCAATGCGGAGAAAGCGCTCAAGGCGGGGCACGGTCCGAAATCGTTCTTCAGCTCCCTTCGGTTCGCAAGAGCGGCTTTCCAGCGATCCAGCGCCCCGGAGAAAAAAGGCTTTTGCAAGCTCTGTCACGGGAGCGGCAAGGTCGACAGGGGGAACGGGAGCACCAGGCCGTGCACATGTGTGGCTGGCCTGCTTGAGAGCCACCGGCGGAAGTCTCCGGGGGCCGCGGATCCCCGAAAACTTCTTGCGCAAAAAGAACTGGAGGCAAGCCGATGAATTTTCTATCCGTCGACATCGTGCTCGAAGAAGCGCGGCGACACCGCGAATCGATTGAAGCCCTCACGACAGAGCAGATCAAGGGAAACATCGCGTTTCTCGACTGCGAAAGACTCCGGAAGTTTTACACCTCGTATCTTGGCGAGCTGCGGGATGAGCTGCAACGGCGGGTGGCGTAATGGCGGCCGACTGGGACCGCGGCCATGTGCACGGCTCGATCGCGGAGGCAACCGGGTGCGTGCTGCCGGCGGACGATCCGCTGCCGGATCTGCTGATCAACCGCGCGGAGGAGCTTGGCATCACGGCGGGTGATCTGCGCTGCTGGATCTACGAAGAGCTGCCACAGGAACACCTGCGGTACTCGCTGCTTCTCGATGCGCTGGGCAGCTGGGCGCGGCGCACGGGTCGAATCGAAACGCCGGCGCCGGGCGAAGGGGGAACGGCGGCATGATCAAATTCGTCACGCTCGAGCTGAAAGACTTCCCTTCCCCTCGATCACACGACAAGCGGCGCCGCTCGCAGTTCAAAGCCTCGTGGGACAAAACCCTGAAGCTGCTCGAGAAGGAACTCTATAACCTGGCCGCGACACAGATCGTGATCCAGGCGGGCTTCGCGGCTAGTCAGATCCGCCAGGACGGCTGGCCGTATGGAAAGGCAGCACCTGCACACCCGGCGGTGATCCTGAGCTTCCGGGAAGCGATGGAGAGTAGTGGCACTCCGCTTTCGTTCCCATGCGACACGTTCGTAACCCACACGGAAAACATTCGGGCGATCGCGCTCTCGCTCGAAGCGCTGCGCGCGGTCGATCGCTTCGGTGTCACGAAGCTGGGCGAGCAGTACGCCGGGTTCAAGCAGATCGAGGCGGCGCGGCCGTGGACGGTGGAAGAGGCGGCGCAGTTCCTCGGCATCAAGTGCGGCGCCATTCCCGAAGCGCTGATCCGTGATGAGGCCGCTTATCGGCGGGCATATCGGGCGGCAGCCGCTGCGCTGCATCCAGACGCCGGCGGTAACCCACACGAATGGAATCTACTGGCTGACGCGAAAAAGCTGCTCGACGCGCACCACGGGCTTAGTTCGAATGCGGGGGCATCATGAGCGAAGACTCGATCTATTTCCTGCTGGATGAATTGACGCGCAAGGCGCTGCAGGCGCGCGCGGATTACATCGTCGAACACGCGGCCTCGATCTACGTGCGCGTGAAGATCGGCGAGCGCTGGGAGAACTATCCGGTATCGGAACTGCGAGGCACGATGGCCATTACCGAGGCGTTCCGGCTGCTGCTGCGCGCCGAAGTGCCTGTCCGCAAAATCTCGCTGACTCGCGGGGAGGCAATCTGATGGAACTCGGTTACAGCCGCGAGGGCGAGACCGTCACGATCCGGATGAGCAACGCTGATTACCAGGAGTTGCTTCTTTGTCTGGGATATTCGGCGGGCGCAGTCAGCGCAACCCCGCGTTCTTTCTGGTCGCGGATCGGGCTGACTAACCGGTTGAACGCCGGCAATCCGCAGTTCCAGCCGTACGAGATTCCGGAGGAATTCCGATGATTTACCGATTCGCGGTTGTGAGTGATGGCAGCGTTTCAGACGAGGAATTCGCGGCCTGCGTGTTGGCAGCAATCCCGCCGGACTTGCGCGCCAAATTGAAGCGGATCCGGATCGTCACTATCCCTGTTACCGTGTCCGAACCCGCACCTGTTCGACGAAGATCCAAGGGCCGTCGGTGGAGGGCAGACGTGTAATGAGCTGCCCGTTCTACGGTAAGGCGCTGTATTTCGATCAGGCCCCGGTCCCCGAAAGCGAGCCAATCCACGCCGCACTCGCCTGGTTCCCCGCGGCGCGAAATAATCGCTGTGCGCTGATCACATCCGCGCACTCGCCCTGCTGGATGGAGGTCGGGGAAGCCCGCGCACCGTCGTGGCCGCAATGCCCACGAAATCCGGAGTTCTTCGCGACGCAGATCGCGCGCAGCGCTCAAGGCCCGGATCGTCAGGAAATGAAGCGGCTCGAAGACGCAGCTGTTTCATTGTCTTTTTTACGGACGCTGAGGAGTAAGCCATGACGGACCAGCATCAAAGACCCGTATTTCTTAAGGGCGACAATCCCGTGGACGAAGAGATGAGGAAGCGTGGAATCCGCAAAATGGCTGAGGTGCTGGAGCGCGGTGGCCGGGTGGTCGTAGGAACCAATGAGGCGGTCGCCGATGGCTTCACAGTAGCCCGCGACGGAGAGCGCCATCTGGTGGTCAAGCGTCGAGCAACGCGAGAGGAGTTTCTGGACGCTGCGCCGTTGGGGCGGCCCGAGGATCTGACAGCTGTCAGTGAAATTCGCACCCCGTTCTACTACGAGCTGGAGCTTTGGGACCACGTCATCGAACGTTCGGATGGGGAACGTCTCGGCATCAGGATTGTGCGAGAACCGCGGAAAGTGGGCACGTAATGCCGGTCCTCGTTACCGACCTGACGCCCGGCGATCGCGTAATGCTGAACTGCCCGAAGGCGCGCGGCAATCAGACGAAACGCGTCGCGCAGTTCGATGGGATCTTTGGCAGTCTCGATGAAGCCATGACGGCGAGCGGCGGCGTGTGTGCGCTGCTGACGCAGCGGGACACCGAGGCATTCATCGCGGCTGGAGGGAGGTTCGCGAAGTTTCTCCTGCAGACCGCTGCCGAGTCGACGCCGATACTCGAGTACCCCGGCGGTGGAGCTATCCGGGGCCTTCCTGAACTGCCGGCCGGGACACAACTGATAGCCGCGTTCGTGATCGAACCGGATGGGTCGCTCCGCGACGAGGAAGGCCGGCGGATCTACATCGAGCAGCGCCTCGGAAGGGCGGCGCAAGGATGAGCGCGTTGAAAGCAGCATGGACCGTTCGGGTCGGGCTGTTCCCCGGCGAGGTCGAGAGCATGCGCGAGCGCCACAAACAATGGTTCTACACATCCGAGGATTATGTCGCCGACGTCGAAGCCACGATCGGCGAGACGCCGGGCCCGCACCCCGAGAAGCCGCCGACGCGATTCGAAACGTGCCGCAAAGAGGCGACGGAGTACTGGGCATCGCTGAACGACCCGGGCCAGCTCAACTGGGCGGAGCTCACGTTCACCTGGTTGTGACACATGAAACCCAGATACAATTTCCGGCCCGAGGACTTCCCGATCACGTTTGAAGCGTTGCATCCGAAGACGGGCGCGGTCGTGTGGAGCAAGACCGTCGATGCGCCGGAAACCGAGCTCTACATCCCACCACTGGCGAAGCAACTGGGCCACCGCGTCGTCATCCGGATCACGTTCGGCGAGCGGACAGTGACCGAAGAGAAGCAACCGAACTGATGCCGATCCGCCGGGAGCTGCGCAAGTACTACGGCCCCGCCTGGCGGGCATACCGCGCGGATCTGATTCGCGTGCGCGGAAACCGCTGCTCGAAGTGTGGCCGAACGGTTACCAAATATCTGAACCTGTGCCATACGAGCCACGATCCCAGGACCTCCTCAGTCGCGCTGATGTGCCCCGGGGACCATAACCGCCATGACTCCGGCCACCGGCTCGCTGTAGGGCGCCGGAACCGCGCGAAACGGTACGGGCAGCTCTGGCTCTGGCCGGAGGTTGAGAATGCGCCGTTCGCGGCTTGGATGCTGCCGAAGGCCGCGCGGGTTTTGGAAAAGCAGGAGGGTCTGTTCGGATGATCGCCTGCGCGTTCTGCGACGAGCCTGCCGACCGTGTTTGTTCATGGCCGGTGAAAAAGGATTGGCTTGGAAACGTAATTAAGCGCTGCGACAAGCCGGTCTGCTATCGGCACCTGCGCGAACCGGGCGAGTGTGTTTACTGTGCGGACCACTGGGGCGACGACGGCCAGATCCTTCCGTATGTTCCGGAGTATCTGGCAAGGCAGGCGGACGCCGATCCGGACCGGTTCAATCGCCCGAAGCGGAAAAGGAGTTTCGTGTGACGCCTGATGAAACCGTAAAACAGCTCGCGAAGTTTGTTAAGCGTAGGCGCTCTGTGATCGAGGAGATTGCCGGCGCCGCGCGTCCCGTCGTGCCGGTCTTGCTCGACGCCGGTCTGAACAATTCAGCGAAGGGCCTCCAGGAACTGTTCTTCCAGTTGGATGCCCTCGAACAGGAGCTTATCGTTTTCACGAAGGAGAACGCCGCCGAGATGTTCGCGGGTATTGTGAGCCATCCGGGGTGGCGGCGATGAAGGCGTCGATCGAATTGGCGAAGCGCGCGATCGCGTTCGAGAGGGCGTCTGCCGTGTACTTCCCCGACCCGGCGAAAGACATGGCCGAACTGGGCTCGGCCGTCATGGCGGAGGAAGGCGTCCGGTACTGGATCTCGCCGGGCGGCGACTCGATCACGTGCACGAAGTGCCGGCTGAGCAGCCGCAACCCCCACGACGTGGCAAACCGGTACTGCGGAAGCTGCCACGTGTTCCACGATGATGAGGGCGCCGTGGACGCTGAGAGGCGCATAAAGTTTCTTCCTGCGTGGGACAAGCGTTCTGAAGACCCGAGGAGAAATGGCGGAGTGCACGGGGTTGAGATTCGAATGCAGCTCGTCTCTGGCGACTGGGCGGCAGAGCTGGTGCTCATGACACCGTGGATGCTTCCGGGCGTTCAGGCCTGGCATAAGAGCCTCGAGCATCGGTTCGGAGCGAGGGTGACCCCGATGTGCGACGTTGCAGTCCATCACCGGGGCGGCATGGGCGAGTTCGTCGTCGACGCCGGGCGCTGTGGCGTCTTTCCGGATTCGCGCTGCGAAAACATTCCGGTCAGTGGATTTGAAGGCGATCGGCTCTACGCTCTCCTGATTGAGGGCGGCGATGAGCCCGTTTGGGCCGCGCTCGCGGACGTTATCACCCGGGAGCGTACGCGCGACGAATGAGTTTCCCGGCGGCAGATCTCGGGGGAGGTGGCCGTCACGGGAAAAGCGGCGCGGGGGCTTACCTCCAGGGTCCCCGCGCTGATGAATGCAACCGCATAAACACAGATCCGAGACCCGCGCAAGGGCATGTATTGCGGGGGTGTGTTTTCGCTTGCATCCGGTTGCATGGGTAGGCTACGATTGCCCTGCATGCCATCCAGCGGGGCCAAAGAAGCACTGTCAGCACTGTCGGAGACGATGTCGAAGGCCGAGGTCTGCGCGTACGTCGGGAAGTCGAAGCGCACGATCGACAGCTACACCGCGACGGGGCGCCTGCGGGTCGGCTACTTCAACGGCCCGAACGGCAAGACGGGTATTTTCCAACGCGCCGATGTGGAAGCCCTCAAACGGGATCTGGAGAGCCCCACATACCGCGCTGTCGTGCCGGCTGGATCCGGCGGTGCCGCTCATCCGGCGGGATCAAATGATACTGCTCATCCTGACAGTATGGCCGTGGCGTTACGGTCCGGCGCCGTTGATCCAATCGCGGCCCTCGCGGCGCACCTTGCCAGGGCGTTCCCGTTTGCGCTGCGGCAGCCGGAACCGAGGAAGCCATGGCTCACGTTGCCGGAAGCGGCGGATTACTCCGGCCTGCCGGCGTCGTATTTGCTTGCCCAGGCGCGGGCGGCCTCGATCCGTGCCATTAACGTGGGGACGGCAAAACAGCAACGGTGGAGATTTCACCGGGCGGCGCTCGCGAAATGAGTTTGCCTGTCGTCCAGCGGCTCACGATTACGATGATCTCGCCCCGTAGACCGGGATTCTACTGGGTGCGGTTCACGTGGGGATGGGAACCAGCGCAGTGGACCGGCACAGACTGGCTGCGGGCCGGCATCGAAGAAAGCTGGAACGATCAGGTGGTCGAAGTCGGTCCCGAGCTGGTAAAGCCCGACGGCTACCCTGCCTAAAGTACTATAGCCACCCTCCCCCCGGGTTGCCCGAAGTTGCCGAACGTGTCGAATAATCCGACACTTGGTCCAGACCCATCAAACCCCTCGACCCATGAAAGGCCGTAGGTGCGCGGTGTCAGATCAACGCGGGAGGGCCTGCATTGCTGTGTAAGGGTAAGACCAGTAAGAAGAAACCCTGCAAAGCGCATGCGATCGCCGGAGGAACTGTCTGCCGCGTCCACGGCGGATCCGCGCCTCAGGTGATCGCCGCCGCTCTCCGTAGAATTCTGATGGCGGCGGATCCCGCTGCGGCGCGGCTGGTCTCGATCGCGCTGGCCAAGGGGAAGGACAAGCATGTCGAGCCACAGCATTCGCTGACTGCGATCCGCGAGCTGCTCAATCGTGCCGGCGTCGTGGCTGTCCGCAAGATCGAAGAGACGGCGCCTGACAACGGGCAGGTGCTCTGGGACGAGTTCATTCAGATCCACCGGAGGCGCGTCCCTGCCGCTGATGAATAAGTTGTGGGACTCATACATCTGCCAGGCGCGTGAACGGAATCAAGAGCTTAGGCGAAACGAGCTATCGAATGCGGGGCGGTTGGGAGCCTGGCGGCGGTGGCAGCGTGAAAACCAGGTGATCGATCTGCTCCCGATGGTCGATCGAATTGCGCGTAACGTGAAGTGGATGTTTGCCCCTTACCTGGATTTTCGCGACCTGACCCAGGCTGGGTCTGTAGGTCTGGTGCACGCGGCGAACTCATATCACCCGGCGAAGGGCGCTTTCGAACCATACGCCTGGTTCCGCGTTCGCGGGGCTATCATCGATTCACAAAAGCGGCGGGTGTATCGAGAGGAAAGCAACGTATCCCTGCAGGGCATGGCTGAAGCCCACGATGGCTGGCTGCCGCCGGCGCTCGATACGGATCCGGCGCCGCTCGCCGATGAGATCGCCGAGCGCGAGGAGATACACCGTATGCTTACCGATGCGATCGCGGGGCTTCCGGATCTGGAGCAGCGGGTTCTGCGCGGCCACCTCGACGGCGAGTCGCTGGCGGTGACAGCGAAGCAAATGGGCCGCTCGCTGACATGGACGCGGGCGAAGCTTGCGGAGGCGCGGGAACAGGTCGGCGCGGTGGTCAGGGGTGAGGTGGCGTGACGAAGACGAAGTACGAATCGCAGTCTCCGTGTGCGAACTGCGGTGGGCTGCACTGGGGAAGCTACAAGTGCCCTTACACGCTGGAAGAAGGACGGGCGTGGAGAGGCAACGATAGGCCCGGCTTCTCATTGATCGCATGCCCGCACTGCGGGCAGGAGTCGTACGTCAACCATAAGATTCTTGACGGTCCTCCCGAGTTAAACATCAACCGTTGCCTTCGGTGCGCGGCGGAAGTCACGCTGGTCAGTATCGACCCGCTAAGAATCGAACTGGTGCGCATCACATGAGCAGCGTCGAGAATCGAAGCGCCGCGGACCTCGACCTGATCTATCGCGAGTTCCGCGACCACGCCTCGTTCTGCCGATCCTCGCTGATGGTCGAGACGGAAGCGAAGGCCGTTGTCCCGATGGAACCCGGGCCCGGCCAGATCCGACTGAACGAAGCGATCCGTAAGCAGCGCGCGAAAGGGGTTCCCGTCAGACTCATATACCTGAAGAGTAGGCGCATCCAGGCGACCACCGGCACGGCGTCGCAGTTCTTTCACGGGACGGCGTTTCAGGCGGGCGTCCACACGGCCGTCATCGCGCACGACGAGACCTCGACGCAGAATATCTTCTCGATCTACAAGCGCTTCCACGATCGCTACCGGCCGTTCGCGGGCGTGATCCGGCTGCCGCCGTCGGAGGTGCTCGGCGAGCGCATCAATTACGCATACGGCGGCGAGCCCGAAAGCTCCTTCATCCAGGTGAAGACGGCGGGCAGCGCCAACTTCGGGCGTTCGTTCCGTTTGACGAACGTCCACTTTTCGGAGTTCCCCTACTATCCGCGGCCGGCGGAACTCCTCGCCGCTGTGATGTCGGCGGTCCCGAAGCTGCCCGACACCACGGCAGTAATCGAAGGCACGGCCAAAACCATCGGCGACGCGTTCCACAAGATGTGGCAACAGGCGATCGATCCCTCGATCGAGACGGAATGGCTCGGTCTCTTCCTCGGCTGGTGGGAACACCCCACGAACCGGATGCCGGCGGCGGTCTCCGCCGAACGCTTCATGAACTCGCTCACGCGCGAGGAGTTGGAGCTCAAGGGCCAGTTCAATCTCGACCTCGAGCAGCTGGCCTGGCGCCGGTGGACCATCCAGAACGACTTCGCCGGCGACACCGTCCGGTTTCAGCGCGAGCACCCCGCCACGCCCGAGGAAGCGTTCACCGCGTCCTCTCGCAATCGCTTCAGCGTGCCGCACCTCCAGCGGATGCCCGTACAGCGCGATCCGCTTTGCGGTGAGCTCGTCGCCGATCCCGTGGGCGTCGAGAAGCAACTGATCTTCCTGCCCGGCGATCGCGGCGCCGTGCGGATCTGGAAGCGGCCGGAGAAAGGCAGGCTCTACGCCTGCGGCGCCGACTGCGCGCAGGGTCTCGATGTCGGCCCCGCGGATGGCACATCGGACCCGGATTACAGCGTCGGGTCGATGCTCGATCGAGACACCGGCGAACAGGTCGCGGTCCTGCGCGCGCGCATGATGCCGGGGGAGACCGGCCGGTACATGGCGCGGTTCTGCCAGTGGTACAACATGGCTCAGTGCTGCGGGGAGCGCAACCCGGGCGGCGGTGGAGTCTCAATGCTCGAAGCCATGATGAACGCGGATTACCCCTCGTCGTTGCTCTACCACCGATCGGTCACACCTGATCAGGACCCGCAGGTGAGGGGCGATCGCATCGGCTGGGACACTTCCGGGGTGTCCCGGCCGCTGCTGATCGGTTATCTCGATGAGGCGATCCGGCAGGGGGCCCTCGCGATCCGCGACCCGATCACGCAACAGGAGCTGCTGACGTTCGTGATCAAACCGAACGGGCGCGCGGAGGCGCAGGCTGGGTGCCACGACGACACGGTCATCGCCACGGCACTGGCGATCGTGGTCATCATGCGGATGCCGCGGCCGGTGGCGCGGGAGCTGTTGAAGGCTCCGGAAGTGCGAAAGTATGGCCAGCCGGCGCGGGATGACCGCCGCGGCGGAACTGTGAGGGTTCGATGAGTGGCAACGGTGACAGCGAGGATCGACCGAGGCGTACCCCGGTCGAGACCGGCTCCGCCGGCTACGAAAGGACAAAGCAGGGGCCGCTGATCACATTCTCGGCTAGGGGAATTGAGATTGCTGCCGCAGAAGCGCACCCCGATTTCGGGATCGCCCTCGTGAGCTGGGAAAAGGTCATGGAGATGGCCGAGCGGTTCCGTGAGCGTTAACTATTACTGGTTGACGGTCCCGGCGCGGGATCCGGATTACCGGCGTGGCGGGAATGTGGGGGTGCGGTGAGGCGTTTTCGCTTTGCTCCATTCCTTGATTTTGGGAGCTACCTGGGGATTTCGGATGGTGCCCCGGGCGTGATAGAAGAGGAAGAACGGCAGTGTAGGATCGGCGTCTCAGTCCGAATGGACGATGGCCGAGTCATGACCCTGTGGGGTGAGTGCATCGGACCGGCCTCCGAAGGAGCCGACTAAATGCGTGAGGCCGCGGAAATGTTGAGGGTGCGATGAAGTCAGCGCGTGAATCCTTCGATCGGGCGCGGTCGCGTAGCGATCCGGCGATCTTTGGACGGCTCGATGCCGCGATGCAAGCGGGAAAACTTGCCCTGGTCGCCGACGGGGAGAGGCCCGACATCATTGCTGGTGGCGCGTGGCCCTCGCGCAGTGTTGGCGCCCGGCGGGCAGTCTGTTCGATGTGTGGGGATTACGTCGGACTCTCGCCGGGAAGCGCCGCTGCTATCGCCGATCGCTGGCCGGATGTTCCCATTGTTTGTTACTCGTGCTCCGCTACGGCGGCGGAATCGGCACAATGAACCGGCGCGGATTCCTCGGCTTACTCGGCGGCTTCGCGGCTACCGCTATCCTCGATCCCGAACGGTTGCTCTGGGTGCGGGGCGCGAAGTTCATAAGCGTCCCGAACGCGAACCCGCTCGTTCTCGCGCGGTTTGAAATTCAACCGATGCTCGATGAGATCGATCGTTTAATCATGCGGGCTTATGGGGTCGGCAATCCGAACCGTAGGGGCATTTTCCCCAAGCCTGGCGTTGCGGAGGCGCGGGCCTACGAAAGGGCAGCGGGCGACCTGATGTCCTTTCTGAACGGCGACGTGGTGGAGATAGCGTGACCTGGCACTGGTACGCTGTCCCGGCGGCGGCGCTGGTGCTCTGGGGCGTCGCCTGTATCGCCCGGCGGCGGCCGGCGCCCGGGTTCACATTGCTGCTGGCACTGCGACGCAAGAGCGGGCCAGCGGCATTCGCGCAGGTGTCCTACTGAACCGTCGGGCTGACGGTGCGCCCGCACCGTACCGTTTTTCACCGTCGCCGGCGGCGCACGGTTCTGATTTGTACTCTGGCAACGTTCTGCCTGCGGCACGCGGTTCTGCTTCCGTCGAACGGGCGCGGCTGTTAAATGTCGAATCGCCTTCCATGGCGATCAAGATCAAACCGTCCCGCAAGGGACTCCTCCATAAGAAGCTGGGCGTTCCGCAGGGGGAGAGCATTCCCGCGGGCAAATTACAGGCAGCGCTGAACAGCGCCTCCGCAGCCACCCGCAAGGAAGCGCAGTTCGCGAAGAACGCGAAGACGTTTAAACACTGAAGCTGTCGAATCCGTCTGGATGGAAGCAAAACTTGTAGTAGTTCCGCCGAAGACGGTCGACGACTTCGGCGACGTTGTGAAACTCCGTGACGCATTCGCGCCCACCGAGCGCCTGTATCAGAAGCTGCGCAACGAACTGTCCGGACTGGCGGCTGCCGGCGATCCTGAAGCCGAGTTCGTCGTCACGGGCGAACGCTACACGCTCCGGATCTCGTCTTGCTCGATCGAGCGCAAGGTGGATATTCAGAAGGCGCGCAAGAAACTGGGTGCGGCCGCTTTCCTCGAATGCTGCAGCGTGACGTTGAAGGCGCTCGGCAACTTCCTCGCGGCGCCGGACGTCGATGCGCTGGCGGTCAGCACGCGAACCGGCAGCCGGTCTTACGTGCCGGTCCCGATCGCTGACAAAGGCTAGTTGCCTTAGAGCGGATCGTGCCCTTGATCCAGGGCCTGGTGGATCCACTTCCGGATCGCGGCTTCGCTCGTCAGCGTCTCGATAGCGCTTCTGAGCCGGGCGAGCGCCCGCTCCGACGCGACGTCCTTGGCCGGGTTCATATCCCACACCGGGGACGTGATCCACTGCCGCAGGTAGGCCCGCATAAGCGCGATCTGCCGGATCGTCATCGTGCGGTTGTTGAGAAATGTCTCGACCGCGATACGCAACTCGCCGCCGGTTTCGTGTCGCCAGTACTTCGGGGCGTTGGGCGAGTCAGGTGATGGAAGTACGGTTGCCATCTGATCAGCGGTTGTGCTCTCGGTTGTACGAAGCTGAGCCGGCAGATGCGGGCCCGTTCCGAACCTCGTCCATGAGTCTCTGAATCGCGACCGGGATACGCCGCGGCTCCGGAGTCACTCCCGTCGTGCCTTCCGGCCCGCGATCGCCGCCGTGGAACGGATCCAGTTCGTCGCTGCAGGCTGGCATGACGGAGAGTTTAACCCGCCGTCGAATGAAAGCGGTAGTGACACCGCAGCCACCGGCTCCCGCAGCTCCGCCGCAACAGACCGCACCACCGCCTCAGACGCAACAGCAGCACGAGTTCCAGCTAAAGTGGCCGGACGCCGAGATCTCGCGGCTTGCCTCGAAGATCCAGACCGATTACCGGGCTGCCGTCTCCGATCACAACCTTCGGATGAAACGCTGGCGCGAGTACTACCGGCGCTGGCGCGCCGCGGTCGATCCGCAGGCGATGGGCGAGGAAACCGCTTCGAATGTTCCGGTTCCGGCGATCCAGTGGAACATCTTCACGAAGTGGGCGAAGGAAATGGACGCGCTGTTTGGCGACGACGCGGAGATCACGGCCGTTCCGGTGGGGCCCAGCGACTACCGCAAGGACAAGAAGATCTCGCGTTACATGACCTGGCGGGTGTTCAACAGCATGAAGCTGCTGAACCCGTTCTGCGAGTTCGTTCTCCGGAAGCTCATCTTTGGCAAGTCTGTCGCATACTCGCCGTGGAAGCGGGACACGTTCGAAGTGGCCGGCAAGGAAGTCGTCGACTACGACGGGCCGGGGTTCGATCCGCTCTGGCCCGATGATTTCATCGTGCCGGCGGAAGAGGTGAAGACGCTGCACGAATTTTCCTTCGTGATTCGGCGCTACAGGGTCACCCCCGACGATCTGCTGCGTGGAGAGCGCGCGGGCAAGTACCAGAACATCGCGAAGAACTGGAAAACCATCCTCAACCTGTCGCAGCACGGCACGCAACGGCAGTCAGAGGGCGAAGAAATCAAGCTCGAAAAGGACCTCGCCGAAGGTGTTCTCTACCAGCGGCCGCTGTCCTCCGGCGAATGGGTGACAGTTCTCGAATGGTACGGGAAGTGGCGACCGCTCAAAGCTGGCGTCGGGAAGAAGGGCGGCGGTTCGCAGAAGGACGCTGGCGAGTGGGATTTCGATAAGCGGGAAATGTACCAGAAGGACTTCGTGGTCCGGTACCTCTGGGATCTCCACATCGTGATCGGCGTGCAGTCGCTCGAGGAGCTCTACCCGACGATGAAGAACCGCCGCCCGTTCGTCGAGTCGAGCATGTGCAAAGACGGCACGTACTGGTCGCCCGGCATGGCCGAGATGATCATCAACCTCGAAGACGAGCTGCGTGTGAATCACAACCAGGGGACTGAATCCGCCCAGTTCGCCGCGACGCCGATGTTCGGCTACCGGCCGGCTGCCGGCGTGAACGCCGACACGTTCCAGGCCGAGCCCGGGTTGTTCATTCCGCTCGACAATCCCGCGACTGACATTCGCGAACTGACGGTCACCGCCAACCTGGACGCGATCACGTGGAAAGAACAAACGGTGCTCGCCTACATCGAGAAGCTCACAGGTCTGAGCGATCTGCAGCTGGGCAGGCAGTCGGATCGGCCGAACGCGCCGCGGACGGCTACACAGACGGTCAAGCTGCTCGAGGAGGGCAACGTCCGGATCTCGCTCGATACGAAGGTGCTGCAGGAGGACATGTCGGGCGTGCTGCAGCATTTCTGGCAGCTCGAGTACATGTTCACGCCTCCGCAGATGTTCTTCCGTGTGACGGAGGAAGATGCCGATGGTTTGTTTCCAACGAGTAACGGCGGTTCGGCCATCTCGGTGGCGGACCGCGACGGGCGTTACGACTTCCGGCTGAAGTTTGCGAGCAGCGTTTGGAGTAAAGAAGTCAAAAAAGAGCAGGCGCTGGCGCGGTATCAGCTCGACCTGCAAAACCCGCTGATCGTGCAGAACCCGCGCGCTCTCTGGCAGGTTACCCGGGATGCGCACGAAGCGTTGGGAGATCCGAACTTCCCGGACCTGGTTCCCGAACCGCCGGCGCCCGACATCTCGATCGATCCGCGCGAAGAGTGGGCGCGCATGGAAGAGGGCGAGGAAGTCCACGTCAATCCGATGGACAACGATCAGGTCCACATGATCCGCCACTGGAAGGATCATGAGGCGTCGATCACCGACCCCGAGCGCGACCCGCAGGCCGTCAAGGCCCTGGAAACTCACTACATGCAACACATCGCGCAGTTGCAGCAGAAGAAGCTGCAGCAGGCTGTCATCGAGCAGGCCGTCGCGCACATCGGGCAGCAAATGGGCGCCGGGCAGCCGGGACAGCCGGGCGGCGTGGTGAATTTCCCGACAACCCTGTTCGGTAACAGCCTCAGCGGCAAACGGGCTGAAGGCAGGGGCCCCACCGAACCGAAAGGCAACCCCGCGGCCACGGGGCCGAATATCTACAGTGGCCATCCCGAGGTCCTGCACGAGCAATGAGTCTCTCCTCGCTCGCTTCAGTTACATTCGGCTGCTCGCGCTCGACGCGGCGGCGGGTCGGGGTATCTGCGGCTCGGTACCTCAGTCCGAGGTCGATGAAGCGATCCGGTTCGCGTTAAGCATCGGGATCGATATTTCGGCTTGCCCGCGGCGAGCGGTGCGTGTCAGACTCGGGAAACGATGGACTTCACTCGAGCCGCTGCCGTGACCCCGGATGTCGAAGCGGCAATCTTTTCATCAACCTTGAGAGCCTGCCAAGATCGCAGTCGCAGACATCAGTACGACGCAGGGACAGTGATTGGCAGGTTTCATCATGATTCGGTAGTCGCCCCACAATCTTTTCAACCTCGCGGAGAATATCAGGAGTTTCCTCATAGGAGAGTTCCTGATGGTATTTCGGGGCCGAGCGATCTCCGGTATCGGCCTTTGCCTGAAGTTCAAAGAGCAAGTCGTCAAGCCCGTCTGGCGGAATCAATTCGCGTAGCGCCGCGTGAACGGCTTTATCTGCCGGCGCGAACGCCACAGTCAGTTTCATTGTGTTCTCCATCGCGCTGACTTGGTGATAGACGCCGTAAACGCCGCGCTTCAGGTAGTCAAGTATATAATTCCCTGACCATTGCTGTGTACACGCCGCTGACCGTCGTTCGCCGGCTCCGGCTCCCGTAATTGCGTCACGAGGTGACGGCTTGGCGGCGTTCCTGACGATTGTACCCGTCGAATGATCCGGCGTGTTCGACGACTTCGATTTCATCGACGCGGAAGCTGCCGATCGCGAATGGAACGACGTTGTACTGCGCGCTCCGCGCCGTCGAATCACACCTCATGGCAAAATCCACCCCCAGCTTTGAAGCGATGATAGCCGCCCGCGGCGGACGCGGAATGAACCAGCCGGCCGCGCCGAAGAAGACCGCACCGAAGATGAAAGCTCCGAAGCCCGCAAAAGCCCCCAGCGCCTACTGATGCGCGCGCCGGCTGTCGTCACGAACCGTCTTGATGCGCTCGACACAGAGCGCTTCGAAGCGATGCTGGCTTCCCCGCCCTTCGCCCTTCTAAAAGCGCGGATCGCGGCGGAGCTGGAGCGGGCGCGTGCCGATTGCGAGACGCACGATGAACGGGTGGTGATAGCGCGCGCCCAGGGACAGGTTAAGGCGTTTCGCACTGTGCTCGCACTGCCGGAAATCATGCTCAAGGAGATGAAGAAATGAAGCCGACCCGCCTCGACCTCTCGATCCGCACCACGATCATACTGCTCCGGAAACGCCTCGCGCTGGTGGAACGGGAGATCGCCCACTGGAAGAGTAAGAGGTGACCGTTCCTGTGCCCCAGCCGAGCGGCAAGAAGTCCCTCGGGAACTTCGCCGAGGACCTCGAGGCTGCATTCAACGGCGCTCCCGCCGGTACGGATACGCCGAACCGATGGCGCGCCGTTGCCCGCGCGGCGTTCAAACTCGCGCCTGAAGTTCTACCTGTCGAAGAAGAAGGAACCGAAACGTCATGATTACGAAACTTATGCTGTGCCCGCTGAACTACGGCGGATGGTCCCAGGTGTCGCACACAGGCCTCGGCGTTTCGGCGCTGAATACGGCCAAGGTGCTGCGCGCCAATGGGACGAACACTGTCGTGCGCCCCGTCCGGGACCTGCAGGACCTCGAAGCCAAGATCGCGATCGAACAGCCCACCCACGTTGTCATCAACGCGCTTTGGCTGCGGTCGCAGGAACTGGCGGCCCTCGTCCACAGACGATCCGAGATCTCGTTCGTGGTGCTGGTGCACTCGAACATGGCATTCCTGCAAGTTGAGCCCAAGGGGATCCAGTTGCTGCGCGATGCGGTCGACCTCGAGCAATCGAGCGTCGGTAACTTCGCCGTAGCCGCGAACTCGAAATCCGGCGCCCGCGGAATGCAGGACGCCTGGGAATGTCCGGCCACGTACCTGCCGAACATGTACTTCCTCGACGACACGGTCCGGCAGCAGCGGCCGAAATGGTCCGGAGGGACCCTGCGGATCGGCGCCTTCGGCGCGCTGCGCCCGCTCAAGAACCCGACCGGATCCGCTTTTGCGGCGCTTGCGATCGCATCGAATCTGGGGACGGATCTGGAGTTCCACATCAATGTCGGCCGCAACGATGGCGGCTGGGCGGACAAGCTGGTCAGGTCCGTCGACGCGATCTTCGCCGATCTGCCGAACGCGAGGGTGGTCAAAGCGCCGTGGGCCCCGTGGGCCGGTTTCCGGCGCTCGGTGCGGCACATGCATCTGCTGCTGCAGCCCAGCTTTACGGAAAGTTTCAACGTCGTGACCGCTGACGGTGTGGCAGAAGGCGTGCCCTCGGTCGTTTCCGACTGCATCGAATGGGCTCCGGATCACTGGAAGTGCTCGCCGGACGATACGAACAGCATCGGGCGCGTGGGCCGGGCTCTGCTGAGTGACAGCCACACCGGCACCGACGGGGTCGCTGCCCTGACCGATCACAACGACGATGGCGTGAGGCAGTGGAACAAGTGGTTGGCAAAACGCAGCTTTTAATCCTGGCCGCGGTACTCGCGGCGGAAGCGGAAACCGATGAATATACCCGATCCGATGGTCTACGCGAGCCTGCCAATCCTCGGCGGAGCTGCAGTCTGGATCGGCCAACAATTCGTGCAGTCGGTGATCTTCCGCAATCGGGACGACCCCAAGACCAGCCCCGAACGGCGCGAACGACTCAGCGCCATGACTGTCCAGGATTACCGGCAGATCAGCGAGCTGTTGAAACAGGAGCTCAACGGCCGTTACATGTTCGCCAAGGAAGCCCGAGAGCGGTTCGGCGGAATTGAGAACAAGATCGAACACCTGGGCGAGGACATGAAGGCTTTCATTTCCGAGCGCGTTCCGTCGAATCGGACTGTATGAACTTCATCACGCACGACGGCGTCGCGATCAACCTCGACCGCATTTCCTTCATCGACTTCCGAAAAGAAGGACAGGCCACGGTCCACTCGGGCGGCCAGTCGTTCCTTTTCGAAGGCGACGACGCGGCGAGTCTCTTGAAGCGTTTTCCGCCCACGCCGGCACCGAAGCCCGCGAAGGCTGGGAAGACCGACCCGCCCGCCGCCGAATGAGCCACTTTTCCTATTTCGTGATCGGGTTACTGCTTGGGGCGTACGTTCTCCGGGGGCAGCCTCCCGCCGCTCGCGTCACCGTTACGATCGCGGATCTGGGCGCGGCGCCGCTCAACCTGCTGACCGAAACAAGGCTGGGCGGCACGCGCCTGCTCGACGCCACGGTCTGCAACGAGACCGATTCGGACGAGCTGGTCGATTTCGCCATGGTGTATCAGCGGATCAATTCCGGATCCACCCAGGGGCTCACGCTCTACGACTCCCAACTGGTTACCCGGGTCCTGGCGGTTTTTCAGGACCGCAACCTGTTCGCGAAACTGTTCAAGACCGGTACAGCAGCTTCGAGCGTCGCCGCGATCATCACTGCGGCGTTTCGCCTGGACCCCGTCATCGGCGCGGCGCTGCAGATCGCTCCACAAATCTACGGAGCGATTCTCCCGGTAATTCACTCTCCGGCCGACATCGCGGCGCTGTCGGCCGACATTCTGCAGCAGAACTCCGGCGTGAAGCTGGCAGGGCATTCCTGTCACGCGGGCCTCGTCGTGGCGCGGACGTTCGCCGCGAGCGTGCGGACCGAAGTACTCCTGGTGCAATGATCGCCGTCCACAACGTTCCGAACGTGGTCAAGCTGCGCTGCCACTACTGCTCGAAGGAGCGGGAGAGCTGGCGGATCCATCGGCTCGGCGCGAACGCGCAGCTGATTTGTGACTACTGTCTCGATTGGCATACCAGGGCGATCGAGTTTCTGGCCGGCGGGGCGATGCCAGGATGCCAGGCGTGTCTGGCCACATGGGAGTTTCTGCGCGATTCGACTCCCGGCGTCGAAGTACGGCTTTATGTGGTTCCGAAAGATGGGATCTATCAGGTGCTCTGTGCAACGTGCATCCGGCCGTATGTGTCGAAGCGCGTTGACCTCTACGCCGGTACCCCGTTCGGAACTCAAATCAATCTCTGAGCCTTATGCCCGCTGAAACCATCGTCTCCGGAACTCCCCCTGCAGCAGCCGTCCCGGCGGCAGCTGCGGCCGCGGCTGCCGCTGTTGCCGCCGCTCCCGCCGTCGAAGCTGCTGCCCTCCAGGCTCAGATCGACGAGTTGAAGGAGCAGGTCGCAGAAGGCCAGCGCACCGCGCAGTACTGGGCGGACAGGGCCAAAGCTGGAACACCGGTGGCGGCTGCTGCCGAAGAAGAACCGGACGTCCTCGAGGCGATCACGACGGGCGGAGCCAAAGGGTTCGATGCGCTCGCGAAGAAACGCGGCTTCATTCAGCGCGACGAGGTCGAGAATCTCATCAGCCAGCGCGCAGCCAGCCTGACCCAGGAGCAGCAGCTCCTCCAGGACTATCCGGACCTGAAGAAGAAGGATTCCGAATTCTTCAAGGCCACCGCGGTCGCTTACGGTGATCTGGTGAAAAGCGGCGTTCCACAGGCTGTTGCGATGGGCAACGCCGCCCGCCAGACGGAGCTGGCCTTCATCAAGGGCGGCAAAATTAAACTCCCCGCCGGCGAGCCATCCGCGGCGGATAAGGAAACCGCGCGCCTCGCTCGCATTGCGGCCCAGTCCGGAGATGGTGGACGTCGCGGCGCGGCTCCGGCCGGCGACGAGAGCGACGAACCGCTCACCCCGCAGCAGAAACACATGATCGCCGCGATGGGCATCTCGGAAGAGGCGTACATCAAGCGCGCCAAAGCCGGCGTCGCGATGAAGGGATTGGGGTAGCAGATGAGTTCGAATCGCAGAAACAGACCCGCTCCTCCCCGCCCCACTGACCCCGCGACGGACGCGAACAAACGCATCCTCGCCGATCGGCAATCGCGCATCGATGCGCAGTCGGCCGTGCGGACGCTGGCCACCGATCTCGGCCTTGATCTGAAAGATCCGGAACCGACGGCGGACAACGTCGTGGACTTCCTTGCCGAAGAGTGGGACCGCAAGACGTTTGGCGATGCGATCCCCACCTACACCCGCGTCGTCTACGGCCCGGATCCACTCCTGATCTCGTGCCCGCAGATGAAGGCCACGATCGAACGTATCGGCCTGCAGGAGTACGCGAACACGACCGCCGAAACGATTCTGCTGCTCGAGGAGAAGGCCGTGCCGGATCCGATTATGCAGAAGGGCTTGCGCGCGGCGATCGCGCGCTTCGGCAAAGAGTCGGTCTCGGCTGCTTTTCGCGATCGCATTCTGAAAATCCCCGAGCGGACCGTCGAAGTCGAGGCGGATCGTTCGGACGCCATGATCTTCGCCAAGCCGATGGAAGAAGCCGTGATGCGGTACGGCACGCCCGGCATGGCCCCCAAATTCTTATCCGAGCGCTGTATCGGTGTCCTCGGCTTTCGCGGCTACGTCGTGGTGAAGGACGAAAAGGGCGATCCGGTGAAAGTCGGCACGCTCATCATGGGTGAAATCCCGATCCGGATGGCTGAAGCCCGCCAGCGGCATTTCGCTGCAATCTCCGATCAGGAAGTCCGCGAAGCTGCTGAACAGTTCGAAGATTCAGCCGCACGGGCCATCCGCGACGGCGGCGCAAGCGGTTTTTCGGTTCTTGGACAGGGAGAGAACGTTCGGTCGAATGCGGCAGGGGACCTCGAAGACGCGGCCCTCACTGGTTCGTACCTGAACCGCGAACGCAGCGCCGGCTTCAAAGTCGAAAGGCAAACAGCAGACAGGAGCTTGTAGTCCACCATGGCAAACCCGAATTCTCCATTTGGTTTCCGGCCGATCATCCGCGCCGGCGGATCTCCGTTCTCGGTCCAGCAGTACGGCAAGGCAGCGTCGGACGCCAACCCGATCTATCACTTCGATCTGGTGGGCCATCTCACGGGCGGCACGCCGATGGCGCTCCCGGAAAACCCGACCTATAACCTCTCGCGGATCCAGTCCGGTTCGCAGCTCACGCCGGGCACTTCGCTCTGGCTCGGCTCTTCGATCGGCTACGGCGCCGCTTCCGTCGCTTCGGTCCACTCCGTCACCGACGAGATCGACGTGATCTACATTGCGCAGGCTCAGGGCGCCGTCAGCATGACCACCGCTGTGGCGGCGGGGCAGAATGCCAACGTGAAACTCGTGGCGGGCTCCGCGACGACAAAGATGAGCGCCATGCAGGTGGATTCAACCACGGTTCTGACTACTTCGTCGCTCGATCTGCGCATCCGCCAGATCGCCATGATCGGCCCGAATGTCGAGGGCGTCAACGCAATCCTCGAAGTCATGATCAACAAACACGCCAACGGCCAGGCGACGACTTCGACCTAACGATTTTTAAGCAGAGGACACCTCATGTTCATTCGCACACTGTTTCCGGATCTCTACCTGCAGTCGATGCTTCCGGCGATCGACGAGGTGGTGATGACGAAGTACTCGCAGTTTCCCGACGAGTTCAGCGAGGTCTACCGGATGGAGTCCTCGGCCCGCTCGATCGAACAGACCACGGAAGTGACCGGCTTCGGACAGATGGCCGTGATCCCCGAGGGCGGCGACACCCGGTACGACGAAGCGCTGCCGGGCTTCAACAAGACTTACGTCCATGCGCAGTACGGGCTCGGCTTCCGTGTCACGAAAGTGGCGATGGACGACGACAAGTTCGGCGTGGTGAAGAAACTCGCCACAGAACTCGGCCGCTCGGGCAAGGAGACGAAAGAGGTCACAGCGGCGAACCCGTTCAACACGGGATTCACCTCCGCCACCGGACCGGACGGCGTCTCGCTGTTCTCGACGGCCCACCCGCTCATCGGCGGCGGTACGCAATCGAACCGGCTGTCATTCGCCACCGATCCGGACGTCACCAGCATGCAGCTGATTCTCACCCTGATGCGGTCGACGGTCGATCACCGGGGCAAGAAGCTGCGCATCCCGCCGAAGAAGGCCATTTTCCCGCAGAACCTCGAATTCATCGGGGCGGAATTGCTGGGCGGCGATACCCGGCCCGACACCGCGAACCGCGCGATCAACGCTTTCAAGCGGCGCAGCGGCCTGCCTTCGTTCGATAGCTGGATGGTCTGGGACTACCTGACCGATCCGGACGCCTGGTTCGTCGAAGGGGACACAGGCGACACTGAGCTGCGCTTTTACAACCGTGAACCGTTCAACACGGTGCACGACATCGATTTTGATTCCCGATCGGTGAAGACGGCCGGCTGGATGCGCTTCAGTGTCGGCTACAACGGCTTCTACGGCATCGCGGGCGTGCCGAGCTCGTAAGGGGAAACCATGGCTGGACAGACGCAGAGACCTTCGCGTTTCAAGGAACTGCAGGTCGTAGCGCCCGGCGCCGGGGGCAGCGGGCACGAACCGTCTGTTGGTGCGGGCGCCATCGTTCCTTTCAAAATCATCATTCCGGCCGGGCAGTCGGTGGACACGTTCGAGGTCGTAACCGCGGCGGGCGTCGTTCTCTTCAAGATCGATAAGTCGGGCGCGATCGCCAGCGGACCCGGTTCGGCCGCGGGTCTCGGTAATCTGGGCGTCGCTCACGCGGTTTACAGTTTCGCCACCGACGGCGGGGCAAGCTGCACGCCGGCGCTAAACGCGACCATCCCGGCGAACGCAATCCTCATCGGGGCCACCGTCAACGTCCCCACTGCCGTAACCGCGTCCGGATCCGCGACGGTGGGCATCGGCACAACTGCCGGATCCACCACCACCTCAATTCTGGCGGCGACGGGGAAGGCCTCCCTCACGATCGACGCACTTATCAACGGTGTGCCGACCCTCGCGGCGCCAGTGAAGATGTCCGCTGCCGGCCAGATTTCCGTTCTGATCGCCACAGGGCCGCTCCTTACCGGCATTGTCGAAATTTTCGTTTACTACGTCCTCGCGCAGAACGCGTAGCCGATGCAGAACAAAGCCATACGCCGGAACGTGTTTCCGGCCACGGCGCTGCTCGCCGACACCACCACAACTTCGCAAAACGAGCGGAACACGTGGGGCAGCGGCATCCGGTTTTTCATCACCGTGGCGTCAGCCACGACGACTGGCGGCGTCGATTCGTTTTCGCTTTGTGCGGTTCCCCCTGGCAGCGCGACCCCGGTTCCGCTTGTCGGCTTTAGCGGCGTGAGCATGCTGAGCGTCGCCGGCGTTTACATCGCTGATTTCTACCCGTCCGCCTGGCTGCCCGGCGCGATCGCCGCCGGCGGCAAGTTGCTGGGCGCCGCGGGCATTTATCTGCCGTCGACCTGGGCGGTTCAAATAGTGCTCGCCGTCGGATCGGTCGCGACCGTCACGGTCGACGCCGAAACCCTTCCGTAAAGCGGGCTACCCGTCGAATACAGATGGCATGATCTCCCGCGCGTTCGCGCTGCTCATCGCTTTTGCCGCGCTTTCGTTTGCCCAGCAATGCCCGCAGGGCTACACGCTCTCTGGCGGCATCTGTGTCGCGTCGATTACACCCGCAAGTCACTCGATCAGCGCGGCATACACAACGGTCATCGGCGACGCCAACACGTTTCTTTACCATCCATCCGCCGACACCAGCGCGCGGACCTGGACGATCGACTCGAACGCGAACGTGGCGTACGCGATCAACACTTGTCTGACGTTCGTAAACGACGCCTCGGCGGGAACCCTCACCATCGCGATCACGAGCGACACCCTTGTGCTGGCCGGCGCCGGAACAACGGGCTCGCGAACGCTGGCGGCCAACGGCATTGCCACCGCCTGCAAGATGACGAGTACTCGCTGGATGATCAACGGCGCGGGGTTGACATAGATGCGCGCGGCTATTTTGTATTTGCTGGCGAGCGCGACCCTCGCGCAGGCTGGCAGCATCCAACAATTGCTGATTTCGCAGGGGTCAGCGTCGCTGTCCCTTGGATCCGTGGATGTGTTTATCGATGGCAACGGCACGGCCACTGGAACGACCGTAACGAGCACAAACCTGGGAACCGCAACGCACGGCACTTATGTCGGCTGGGAATTAAACGGCACTGTGCCCATGACCTTCCACGCGGGACAGGTGAGCGGCTTGCCGGGCAGTGTGACCGTGATTGGAGGCTCAACATACCCAGCTTCATACGCCACCCAGAGCCTGGCCTACGATCACTCGGCCGGGGGCGGCAGCACGATCCAGATCGACATTCCGGATGGACATCCTGTCTGCGCGTCCGCGGGGTGGATTACTCTTACCGAGCCGACAAGCCTGTTCCAGATCTATGACGATTTGGGCCTTTTCGGTGGAACCGGCAAGTACACGATGTTCCAGGTCAACAATGGCGTCCCTTATTTTGGAAATATCGAAAGCGATGGGGACGGGACGCTCCACTCAGGGGAAATTACTGACCTGCTCCCTCCTCAGCGCGTCTGGATGTCGCTCTGGGAAAGCAGCACGCCGGTCGATGATCCTGCCTGCCTGCCAACGGACGATCATCCGGATTGGACAAGCCCATGCCCACTTGCGAGGCTAAATCTCTATTCAGCCGGCGCCGGAAATGCCATCGGTACGCAAATCGGCAGCACGGTGGCGGTCAAGCTAAACGCAGCGATCGGCAACTGCGCTTACAGTCGGATCGGCAATAACGAGTTCTCCACTTCATCGACAACGGAGCTGTTCGGACCGCTGGTCTACCAGTGGACCAATCCAGTCTTCCCGCTGATCGCGCAGTGATGTCGCCCGCGCGGCCTGCGTTCCCGTCGAATAAACCTGCATGACTTGGGGCCAGCTTCGCCTTCAGCTCCAGACCTCGGCGCCGGGCGTCTCGCTCGATCTGCTCGATGAGTGGCTGAACACGCGCTACGAAGCGGTCCTTGGGGCAACGGACTGGCAGGGCCTGAAAGCCCACGCCTCGGTCCAGACAGCGGCCGCCTACCAGTCGACAACTGACACCGTGACTCTCACGATCGGGTCGAACGCCGTCACCGGCGCCGGCACCACATGGACGTCCGGGATCACCGGGCGGAGATTCTACCGGCCGGGCGACACGGTTATCTACACAGCCACTTATTTGAGTGGTACCTCGCTCACGCTCGATCGCGTTTACGAAGGCAACGGAACGGATGCGGACGGCACTGTCTACGCCGAGGCCGCCTACGTCATGATGACGAACCTGTACACCTTGCCGCCCGACTGCCAGAGCGTGGTGTCCGTCCTGAATCCGATCAGCGGCTTGCCGATGAATTCGTTCACCGCGGAAGGCATGGACGCCAGCGCGGGGCCACGGACACTCGTGGGAGATCCGCGAGCCTGGGACGCCAATGACGACACTCCGGAGACCGCGCCCCCGGTGCTGCATCAGATCGAGTTCTATCCGCCTCCGCTGCGGGCGCGGGGCTTTGCGCTGGAGTATCTGCGGGCGGCGATCGGCTTCGATGGGGCCAACACCAGCGGGTCGCCGCTCCCGTTCCTGTCGAGCGCCGTATTGCTACACGGCGTGCGGGCCGACATCCAGCTTCATCTGAAAGATTTCACCGCGGCGAAGGGCTACGAGGCGCTTTACCAGGACGAGCTCGCCCGCCTGCTGCGGGTGGAGCATCAGCAACGCCGAAAGAAAACCGCGGTGAAGATGGCGAACCGGTTCACCCGCCACCGGATGGGGCGCGGCGCGGCGGCCGGCGGATGGCGCGGTGGGACGCCGGGCGGTGCGAATTGATGGATGTTATCCCCGGAGACACCGGCTTCAGGAAGTTCTGCATCGCCTACAAGTGGGAGTGTTTCGAGTGCGGAGCGGTGCATTTTGAAGCGCGGCTTGGTGGACCGGGCTGCGCTCCATGGCTACCATCCGTCCCTGATGGCTGGAGTCTGATTTCGGTACCAGGCGATCACCCATGGCACCCGAAAACCTATTGTCCTTTGCATCGGGTGACAGTCGTAGTCAAAGTCGAAGTCGAGAACCGTACTTCAGACCCAATAAATGCAGACGTTTCACGTGAAATCTGATGCAGCTGTCGACCATGTATGGCCTCGCCTCTCAACGGCTCAACGAAGGAGCGAATCAGGGCGGTCCGACCTCCTATCCCACGGCCGAAATCATCCGCGCACTGAATGAGGCGCAACGCTTCTTCTGCCTGCTCACCATCGGGCTTGAGAAAACCGTCTCCTGGCCTGCCGCAGCGGCGACGACGTTCTTTCACATGCTGACCACAAACGCCGGTCTGTTCGCGGACTGGATCGTTCCGCTTCGGATCACGACGACGGGCGGGGCTAAGGTCCGGCCGTCCCGGCTCGATGGCCTGACGTCGCTCGACAGCCAGTGGGTGACGTCGGCGGGGAACCCTTACCGCTACGTTCACGTTGGCGCGGACCTTCTCGGGCTCTACCAGCAACCGGCCGGCGGGGCTACCCTCAACGTCACCTACGCCCGCGCGCCGGCTGCACTGGCTGCGGACAGCGATGTTCCGGAGATCCCGGCGGAATATCACCCGTCTCTTGTCGACTACGGCATCTATCGCTGCCGGCAGTCGGAAGGCGGCGACGAATTCGCCAAAGCCATGCCGCTGCTCAACGGCTTTCTCGACGCGGCGCAGAAGTATGCGGACTACGTGAGGGCACGCAACAAGGGCTTTCTCTACGACAGCCAGCCGTTCGAGCTGCAGAGCTTCGACAGATCGAGGCTGCTCGGGAAGACGCTCGGAAAGAAGGCCCGCTGATGGCGTGCAACGTTGCCGATTCCGTGGCCGATGTCTGGTTCAGGCTCGGATTTCTATCGTCGACCGAGCTCGCGACCAATGCCCACTGGGTGACCCTCGCGGAGCTCTATCAATTCGCCGACGACGCCGGGAAACGTCTCTCCTACACCGCCGGCCTGTTTGCTGTGGTCGATCCCTCGATCTCGGTCCTCGCCGCGACCGCGGCTTATTCCCTGCCCGCCTCGCACGTCTTCACTATTTTCGCGTGCATCGTCTACGCGGGGCAGGCGACGCAGATTCTGCGAATGTCGAGCGTCGGGCAATTGTTCGCGTTCGATGCGAACTGGCCCACAACGTCCGGAGACCCCACGCGGGCGTCGCTCGATGCCGGCGGCGTGGGAACCCTGACCCTCTATCCGATCCCGATTTCGAACGGCACACTGAACCAGATTTGTCAGGAATATCCGGCGATCGCTTCGGGGTCCCCTAGCGTCGCGGTGTCGCCAGTTCTGCAGGATTACTTCAGTTATGCCCTCCTCGCCGGGGCGCGCGGCAAAGAGTCCGACTTCGCCATGCCGGAGATCGCGGCCCACGCGAAAGCCCGCATGGACATGTACGACCAGGTGGCACAGCAATTGTGGGGACCCGGTCAATGAGCGGATACGAACGCAAATCTCTGCAACTGCTCGGCGGCGGCTTCAACATGGTGCCGCCGGTCGACAAGGTGCCGATCACGGACTACCTTCTCGCGCAGAACTGGCGCGTCGACGCGCTCGGCCGTCTTGTCTCACGCGCCGGCTACCCGAGTGTTCTCTCGATTGCGGACGCCGGTCTTGCGCACAGCGCAGGGAGTGCGGGTGGCGTGGCGAGTCCGCTTTACGTCGGGTGTAATTCCGGCATATCGAATCCAACAAGCGCCGTCTACTACGACCAGAACGCGACGGCGATCGCAACCGGGTTCGATGGGCGTCGCATCGGGTTCGCCTCGCAGAACGGCTTCATGTGGATCATGAACCGGGGCAAGCAGGGGCGTCACAGCGTTGCGGCCGGCTTCGAGGCATGGAACCTGACGCCGCCGCCGGCGAGCCCGACCGCCGCGGCTGGGTCCTCGCCGTCGCCGACAGCGAACGCGACGTTCACGTACAACTTTCAGGGCGAGTCGATCACGGCGAGCATCGCGGCCGGGGCGCAGACCGTCACACCGGTATCAATGGGCTCGATCGTCGAGGGGACACGGCTCGGCTTCGGCACGAATTCCAGCGACTACGAGATCGTCACGGTGACCGGCGTCACGGGCACCACTTTCGATGCTGTGTTCACGTTCGCGCACGCCGGGCCTTCTCTCGCGGCGTACTACGATTACGTCCACTCGCTCACGATCGCTGGCGTGACTTATTCGTTCGTGCAGAACGGTTATAGCCAGGCGCAGATTCCGCAGCTCATAGCCGGCATCGCGGGCGTGGATCCCAACTGCAGCGTGACGTATGTCGGGACGGGTCAGGACGTCGTCATCACCCCGATCCCTCCGAACACCCTGATAGCGTTGAGCGGCTCGGACGGGAACGCCGACGCGAACGTAGCAAACGGCGCCATCACCAGTCTGCCGAGCGGAACGTACCAGTTCTATCTGACCTTCGTCTCGGCGGACCTGACGCTCGAAAGTAATCCCAGCCCGGCATCGGATGCCGTCACGGTCACGGCGCAATCGATCGATGTCACGATCCCCGCGGCTGACGCGCCAGTCGATGCGCGGATCGGCTTCGTGCGGATCTATGCCACGGGCGGCACGCTCGCGCAGGCCTACCAGGTTGGGCAGGTTGCCTCGACGGCAGGATCGCCGGCGACCGACTTCGCCGACACCGTGCCGGATTTGCAGGCGACAGCCAACGGGGTTGTCATGCCAACCGACAATGACGCGCCGCCGGCAGCCGCTGGGATAATCGGGCCTCACTTCTCGCGCCTGTACGCCTGGTCCACCGCGCCGCACAAAAACCGGTTGTTCTGGACCGACCCGAATCTGCCGCAGTACTGGCCGGGCGCGGCCGACGAGCAGGAGGGGAACTGGGTCGACGTGGGAGACGAAGGCGAGGAAATCGTCTGGTGCACCATTCACACGAATCTTGAGGTGATCTACAAAGAGCGCTCGATCTGGATGCTGATCGGCAGCGATCCGGGGACAGCAACGCTCGAGAAAGTGTACGACGGGTGTGGCCTCGCGGGACAGTTCGGCCTTGCGCCGGCGGGCATGATCGATTACTTCGTCGGTCCGAACGCCCTCTACGTATTCGATATGAACGCCGTGCACGAAGTCGCTGGCGCGGTTCTGCCGATTTTCAATCAGTCGATTACAAATGCCGGCGCGTTGACTTCTCCCGGCTCTGTGCTCGCTGGTTCGGCTTTCAATTCACGCTCACTGGCGCCGTACGCCGTGAGCCTCGGCCACGCAAACGGAAAGCTGTACGTCTCTTATGCCGAGCTGGGCGGCACGTACAACACGCTGGTTTACAACGAAGGCAAGCAGCCGGAAACGAACGCTTACGTGGGAGCGCAGCCGGGCAGGTGGTTCTATCACCGGAACGCGATCGCCAGCATCGAGAACGGTTTCTTCGGCTTCTTCTTCGACGGAAAGCACATGCTCGGCCTGACGGGAGTCATCGGCGGGGCGGCAAAAGGCTATGACCTCGACGACTTCCGCGGCTTCCTGACGGAGGACCCCGGTTCCGCCGCGATCGAGTGCGTGTATCAGTCCCACTACGACGACTGCGGGTTGCCGGAGAACCCAAAGGTCTGGCTGGATCTCGTGGTCGACATCGAGCTGGCGGGTGACACGGCGACCGTGTACGCCGGTTTCAGCAACGGCCTGACGGCTCTCGCCTCGCTCGGAACCGTAGCGACCTCCGGACGCACCCAGGCGACGTTCCCACTTTCGGCGGTGGGAACGCTGACGAAGAATATTTCGATCGCGATCGACGTCCCGGCCGCCGCGGCAGTCATCATCCACAACGTCTACATCTACTTCTACGTCGAGGAGCGGCAGGCGCTGACGGCCGGCACGCTGCCATCGGATCTTGGCGTCGGAAAAGTCAAAGAGTGCAAAGAGGTCGAGCTCGACATCAACAATCCCGTGGGGACCGCCAGCCTGCGTGTCGCTTCTGATCTGCCTGGCAATGCGATGGGCAACCACACGCCGATCACGATCCCGCAGGGGACGTTCCGGCGCATTCTCAAGTTTCCGTTCGCGGTCGAGCAGGGCCTGCTGTGGCAGGTATTTGTCACGGCGGCCGGGGCCAATCTTTTCCAGCTTTACAGCGTGCGCCTCCTGATGCGCGTCCTGGCCGTTTACGTGGAAGGTTATGAATCCACAGCGGGGTTCGTGTGGGACTCGATGCAGCAGGATTGCGGCGATGGGGACGTGAAAACCTTCGATCAGCTCCGCTTCGACATGGAAGCCGGCGGCGCCTCGTCGGTCACGATGCTGACGGATCTGCCCGGCGAGGCGTTCGCTACCCGGGGCGGCGGGGCCCTTGCGCTCACAAGTGGATCCACTTCCCGCGCCTGGGTCACGGTTCCCCTCCCGGACCCTTACGGCGACTCGGCGATCGAGGGCCGATCGATCCAGCTGCAGGTGACGGGACACACGGGATTCAAGCTCTACAAGGTGCAGGCCCGGTACAACCGCATCGGCCGCTATCTGATGGGCACAGCTCCGGATGCGGCAGACGACGCTTTCACCACGCTCGAGTTCGATTTCTCGTCGGAGAGGACGAAGGTTTACCGGCGGCTTGAGATCGACATGCGGGCAGAGGGGACCGTGAACCTGAGCGTCATCACGGATCAGTCGGGAACCCTCGGAACGATCTCCGGACCCACTGGACTGACCACGACGGGGCGCAAAACGGTGATGGTGCCCATGCCTCCCGGGGTGCGGGGCCGGTTGCTTCGCTTGTTCCTGAGCTCGACGGACCCCGCGCGCATCTACCGGATCCGGGTCTGGACACGGCCGTTAAGCGAACCGTCCGGCGCGTGGAAGTGGGAAGACTTTCCACTCGAAGCGTCGGACGTTGTTCCGACCTGGAAGGACCTCATCGCCGAAGAAACAACGCCGGTGTGGCAATGGGTCGATATTCCATTTGAGGTCACCAACGGATGAGTCTCCAGATACCGTCCATCCCCCAAGCCAGCACCGGAACAACGCTGGTCAATCTGATCAATGACCGGCTGCGGCGCATAAGCGAGGCGCTCGGACCGGGCGCCACCGGATCCGCGGGACCGCCGGGTCCTCCGGGAACGGGCGACGGCTCGTCGGCCACGTGGGGACCCGAACATGCCTAAATATCCGCACGCGTCAGGAGACCGCACCGTCGGCGAGGGGTTCGGAGATTACCCTTCCGTCCTCTCCTGGATTCCCAAGCCGGTGCGCGTCTCGATCTTCAACGGCACCTGCACGACCGACGTGTCCGGCTACATTCAGGCAGCCATAAACGATGTCGGGAGCCACTGCCTTTTCGTTCCGCCCGGCCTCTACCCGATCGCGAGCACAATCGACCTGAAATCAAGTTCGCGGATCCACGGCGTGAAGGGTCAGATATCGGGCTTAGGAGACCCGCCTTCCGGATCAATGATCAAGTGGATTGGCGCATCGAACACGGCAATGTTCCGCGCTCTCGGCACCAGAAGTCTGTATATCGATGGGCTGCACATCCACGGCAACCAAACGGCTGGGTGTGTCGGCCTGCTGGTCGACAGCACGAATACGCCGGTGTCGAGTGGCAACAGCTTCCGGGATTTAGTGATCGAGTA